GTTACTTTAAACTTTTGATCTTCTTTAAATGTAAATTCTTCTGCTTTCATTTTTTAATCCTTAAAGAAACCTATCAATTCATCAATATCTGAGAATTGACTATCATCTTCTTTCATCTTTTTCTTATGTTTATGTCCACAACTTTCCAATGCATCTGGAATGCCATTTCCATTTTTATCGACCCACCAATCACCCGTTGGATCTGTAGCATCATGTTCACAATCGCAGTCTGGGTCTGGGTGATTAAACTCACAACCACAATCCTTGCAAACTTTTCCTTCCATATCATCATTTCTAGAATCACCTTCCATCCATGCATGTAATGTTTTCATTGTTGAATAAACACCACTTAGTTTATTCTGAAACCATTCTGGAAAACTACCATCATCATTGATATTTTTTTTAATTTCTTCTGCTGCATATTTTAGAAACTCTAACTGATCTCCAGCCATTGCCTCTTCTTCTTCACTGGCAGGTTCATCATGATCCTCTTCAGTTACTTCTTGGTATTCGACTTCTTGTGTCGATTCAAAAAGATTCAAATATTTTTTAATGTCTTCTCCCATATTAGATACCTGCTAATTTTTTAAATGAGTCTAATTCTAAACCCTCATTCACATCTTCTTCATCTTCTGCAAAAACTTCTTCGTCTTTTTCTATTTCTTCAGACATTTCTTTGTCTAATGCATCTTCTTCATCTTCGTTAGTTTCATCGTCGATTTTTGGTTTTCTTGGATGCTTAACAATACGTAAACCTTCTTCTACATCATCTTCCATAACACTTTCGTCAATTAGTTTTTGTGCAGTTTCTTTGTCCATTGTTACTTTGTGCATTTCACCACCAAATTCAAACTCTTTTTTACCGTCTACTGCCGCCTGAGCCGCCGCCATATTAAAAGCATTTTCATCTAGTGCATCTTCGTCTACATAGTTTTCATCATCTAGTTCTGCTTGTTCTAACTCTAAATCGAATAATTCTGCCGCTTTGGCTTGTTCTTCATCTGAAAATTCAGATTCTGAGTGATCAGCACCAATAGTTACACTGAAGTCACCAACTTTCTCGACTTTGACACCATCTTCTGTTTTCTCTACATTGAACTCATCAAACTCACGCAAGTATGTTTCTGTTAAATCTTCTTCATCTTCTTTAACAGCCATAGCATTGTCACCATCTTGTGCTTTGGCATATGCATTTTTCTTTTTGTTTAGTCCACCACTAATTGCATTTACCATTGTGTCAACATCACCTTCTACTTCACTGGCATCGTGAGGTGCGTTCGCTAAATCTTCTTCGACTTCTTCTTCCGCATCATCAAGAGGAATGATTTGGATCATATCAGCCATTGTAGGATCGCTCATTTCGGGTTGTTCTTCAGCCGTTTGATTAATACCGGCCATCTTCAACATACCCAACAGTTCTGCTGCATCTTCGCCATTTGCTGTGATAGTTACACTATCTTGACTATCTGGATTATTATCACTTGTTGTATTAACTGTGATAGTCTCGTTTAGTGCTTCTTCTAGTTTCTTTTCTAAATCACTCATAGTGTTGTCCTCTTTTCTAACTATTTGTTTCATAATGTAGTTTTTAAATGTATCGGCATCTTCTTTATTTTCTGCACCGATATGCCAATTCTTAATATCTTCGACCTCAAGGCCTTCATCTCCCAAATAGGCTACACCATTTTTCCAATTGTATAGTGTCACCGTTTTTCCATTTGGAAGTTCGAACATCCATTCGACATCTATTTTTCCATCTGACATGCCTGGATTATCTTCATCTCTCCAATGTGGTATTCCGATTGCTTTCAATAAATCTTCATATGAAGCATCTATATCACCTTGTAGACTGGTACCACCCACCGATGTCGTTTTCTTTAATTCTTCTTTCATGTCTTCTTTTTCCATAGGTGGTAAATCTAAATTCTTAAACAGTCTGTACTTAGCGTGTGTTGCTCGTCTAAGTCCTTCTGCATCTCTACTAAAAGATTTTACTATTTCTCCTTTAGCATTCTTTAGATGGTGACCTTTGTGATCACTTGTCACAGTGGGGTCACGATCAATTTTCATATTATTTTCTTCCAGTTTCTGGTAAATCTGGTAAATTAACTTTTGTTAATGGACCATCTGTTCCCTGTGGTAAATCATTTGTTGTTTCTGCTTTTGGTGCAACATCATCACTTGCAAATTCATAATCAGTCTTTGCAGCATTTTTGATAACATCTTTTTCATCACCAACAGTTCCATATTCTTTTTTAGCAGTAACAACTGCTTGAACATCTTCTGGTAAATCACTATCAAGAAGAGCCTCATCACCTTCGTCTTTACGGCTTTCCTCATCCATCATACTTTCTTCGAATGCTTTGTTAAGTACAATAACATTACTACCAGCAATACCTGACTGTCTGCAAATCTCTGTAAATGCTTCTGTAGATGCAGGGTAGTTGAAAACAGCATCCATAATATGAACTTCTTTATTTTTTACACCTTCAAATCCCAATGGACTTTCTTGGATAGGAAGTCTTTTTGGTTCACTTAAACTAACCATATCAAATGCTTCGAATCCTCTTTCCATTCTTTCAATTTGTTCTTTGGTTAATTCACCGGCAATCTTAATACGATATTCGTATGTTTGCTTTGACTCAATCAAATATTCATGTAATGATTTCATAGTTTTTTCCTAATTCAGTGTGTTTCTTATGAGTGTATTTATGTTATTTGTCAGATTCTTCAACATCAATAACATCATCACTTTTCGTGAGTTGTTTGAGTAGTTCGTTTCTGTCCATTAACATACCGCCAGAAGAAGTATGTGATTTTTCACCAGAGTCCATATCCAGTTTTGCTTTTTTGAGTTGTAAGTCAATCATCTTAAGTTTTTTATTGACTTTATTATTCTTTGCACTCATCGCAGTGTTCAACATTCTCTCGGCAACTGCAAATATTTCACTTGAATGACGGGCTTCTACATTCATACCCAATGTCATCAATTCTTGAAAACTATCAACTGCTTGTTGTGCAATCGTATCCATTTCAGCATCACTACTATCCAAATCTCTAACAGCAGTAAGAGCATTCTCAATCTTCTCTAATGTAGTAAGTTCAACAGTAGATGTAATTTCGTTACCATCATATAGTGGTTTGTCAAAATCTATTTTGTCTTGCTCGTCTTTTGGTAAATCGAATAGTTTTTCTAATTTCTTTGTCATTTCTTAAATATTTGCTCTTCGGTAATTACTCTAAATGCAATCTGATTCCGTTTACACCATTTTGCTGCTGCTTCCCATTTGGCGTAATTAATTGCTACAGTTGCTCTTTCTTTACTATTTAACTTCTCCGTAAGAACACTTTGCTTTTTTGGTTTAATCTCTATAAGTTCAGCAACTTTCTTACCAGTTTTGTTTTGATAAATCACTAAAAAGTCTGGAACATAAATGGATTGTTTACCAGTTAATGGGTTTCTATAAGGTATCTTTATTGATTCACTTGCCCATTCAAGTATGTTTCTATTTGTATCACAAAAGTTCATAAACGCAAGTTCCCAAGAACTACGATAAATGATACTTCCTTTACCTACATACTTAGTTGGATTTCTTGGTTGAAAGTGACCTTTTGAGTACTTAAGAGCCATAACATATTAAGTAAGAACATTCCTTGCCACTTTATTATTAGGACTCGTTACATTTTTTACACCTAATAGTGCACTTTGTGATCTGATTTGATTTAAGTAATATGCCATAACTTCATTGACACCTAACTTATCTTGGTCTTTCATAGTTTCCAGTAATGACAAGACTGGAACATCAGTACCATTTGCAACTCTAAATAAATCTAATGCGAATGCTTCAGCAGATTTCTCAGATGATGTAACCTTTCTAAAAAACCCAATAACAATATTGTATTCTTCCGAATTAATACTGACATCTGGGTCTGAATAAAAATTTTCTATATTGAAATTATTTGCCATTATTGTCCTATGTTGAATCCGTTACTGAATACATTTCCAACATTATTCTTAATATCGTTAGTGATTGTTTTAAGTTGTGTAGTATCTATATTATTTGTAAATGTGTTTTTCACATCCGAAAGAACTGGTGCAAATGATTTATTTAAATCTGCAGCAACTGGGGATAAGACCTCAACGGATTTTTTCAGACTATCCGCAGAAGGTATATCACTCTGTAGTGAAGTAATATTTGGAACTACTGATGTGCTCACAGTGTCAGATACTTCAGACAATGCATTTTCTAGAACTGGCATACCACCAGATAATGAATTTTGTATATTTTGAAACACACCATTAAAGTCTCTATTCAATGCATCTATATTCGGTGCAAATGTACTTTTGAGTGAATTTACACTAGATGAAACAAAATCAAAGGTATTGGTTCCGAAACTTGAGAGAGAAGGAATACTATTCGACAACGAAGTATTCAATGAACTAAAGTTAGTACCACCAAACAATGTTGATGTATTTACAATTCCACCGCCAAAACTTCCAAAACTAAAATTAGAACCCAATGAAGGTATGGAGAATGGACTACTATAATTAGAACTCCCACCACCAGAAATAAAGTTTAGACCAGATGCAACCGCAGACGATACTAAATCAGAAGCAACTAGTGATTTTATATTTTGTCCCTTAAGTGCATTTCTCAATGATCCACCAGAACGAATAGCACCCAAAATATTTCCATTTGCCAAATCTTCTAAAATACTATTACCTGTATCAAGAATACCACCTCTACCAAATAAAGATGCCTTAGCACCCATATCAAGTGGACTAGGTCTTGTATCGTAAAGTGCTGAATCACCAAATCCTCTGACTTTACCACCGACTTTACCTCTACCGTATTTGACTGCTTCATAACTAATTGTCATAGTGTGTTCCATTACACCATTACCTTGAGTATAGTCAAAGTTATCGTGATCCCAATCAGTAATGATTGGATTTATTAATGTATAAGAAGTAAAGTTTCCACGGTTTAATCCGTAGATTGTAATATCTTTAAAGAAAGCGGGTTTGTTTTCACCATTAGGACCACTACCATCATAACCCCAACTATGAACTTCTCGGTTGTTGTTGTAAATGTCTCTATTATTGTATGCAGCAGAACCAGTATCACCATAACTATAATTCGGATCATTGTAGTAATAATCATAGTAGTTGTACCACATTGATCTTATTAAATCACTACCATCATCGTGCATAGTAAGAGAAACTGGACGATAGTTTATTTTCTTTTGGATATAACGCTTTCTATTATATTGATTGAGTTCTTCTATTTCGAAATTATATGTTGGTAATTTAGCAGTCTTTACCAACATACCAATACGAGATAAATTATCATTACCTCCTATTGCTTGTGCTAGTTGTGGGATTTCAGCAGTGTTTAGGGTAAAGTAAACATGAAATAGAAATTTGTTCTGCGGAGCAAGTGCATGACCATCAGCACGAAAGGTTTTACTTGCGTGTGTGTAATCACGGAGATAATCTGCTCCGAAAAACCCTTCCTTAAAACCATCCGTAAATTCGTCCCAACTACCTACTTGGTCTTCTAGGGCTTGTTTTAAGAAACTACCAAATCCCATAATGGGTTATCCTATTAAGATACGTTTGTACCTAATGTTCTTCCAACAGAAGCACCAACACCACTATCGAGTGGAGTTTGAACAGCATTATCATAACGAATTGTCATAGCAACTGTTGCTGGGTTAGAGTCTGAATAAGACATATCACCGTAAGTAGCAGTTTGTAAATAACAACCGTAAATTTCCCAAGTTTCTAAAACATTAGGTTCGTTAGCACCATTACCACCATCAAGAACTTCAAGTCTTGTGAGGAATTTGTAATCAGAACCAGATGCAGCACTTGACTGTTCCATAAAGTCTAATTGTTTCTGAAGTTGTTCACCGACTAACTTAGATACTGCACCACTTGCATCATCACGAAGATTTACATTGATGTCTGACCAAGTATGTTTACCAGCAAGACGAACTCTTGAGTTATAGATATCGATATCAATGTTATCGAAATTAACTTCAGGTCTTGTGAAATCAATTACTTGTTTAGTTAGTTCAGTTCTTGGTGTACTTACACCAAAGTTTTCAAATATCGCACGAAAACGATATTTTAATTTAGGCATTAACAAACCTTGACTAGATCCTGACTGATCAGTAGCCAATGGTGTTGTCATCCTAGTCAAAGATGATACTGACATAAATTATCTCCTTAAATAATATCAATCTTATTTATCATTTTAAAAAATTCAAAAAATGACTCATTTTTTAATTGTTTCAATAAAAAAGTATTGTTTTTACTAAATAATATTCGATGTAACTCGAAACTACATCAAAAACCCTTGTAATCAAAGGTTAAAGTAGTCCGAAAAGACTACACAAATAAACTAATTTTAATAAGAGGAGAAACTTATGTTAAAACAAGTAGTAGGTTGGATCAATGAAGCAACCCAAGCAGGCGTAGCATTAATTGCACTAGCAATTGTTCTACAAATTATCTTCGGTGGCACTGTTCCATTTATCGGCGGTGACGTCATTGGTACAATTACTGGTATCGTTGCACAACTAGGTGCTCAAGGTTTAGTTGGCTTAGTAGCGGCGGCAGTTTTATATAAGATCTTTAACAAGTAATTCGTTACTAACCTAAGATTATAAAGGGTAACTTTTCAGTTACCCTTTTTTTTGATTCCTTTATTTCAGTAGGAGCGAAATAAGTCCTACAATTACTATAAAACCGAGCATACAGTATTCTTTTGCTTCGGAAGTTGTTGGATTACATAGTTTCTCTATATAAGTCCTTTTACGTTGTACTTTATCCATAGTACACCTCCTTTTTTATACACTCTTTTTTAGCAGTGTAAAAGTATTTATATCTCTGTGTAACAAAGAGCATATAAATATAAAAACTATTAATTAAACATTACATCAATGAATGTTATTATTTTAACTCCTGATAGAGTTGGTTCAACTTTACTTCAGCGGACTCTCACTGTTTATATGCTACGCAAAGGTTTTAACAAACCTGTTGTAAATTTGCACGAACTTACAAACGGTCTAGAAAAATATTATAATCACGACCTGGAAATGGAAATGCTACATAAACCAGAAGACGGAAATGGGTGGGGGTATTACCAATCTTTAAACGAAGTTGTCGAATTACTCAATAGTGTTGATCATTATAAAACCAGCAGACTTGCACATTATCATATCAAAAGACGAGAAGATTCAATCAAAGACCAACTTAAATTTTACGAATATCTAAATAAAAATTTCTATATTATAAGTTGCAGAAGAAAAAATATGTTCGAACATGTTCTCAGTTGGGTTATTCAATCGCAAAGTAAAAGATTAAATATCTATAGACCAGACGAAAAACAAAAAAGATTTAAAAATATATATGAACATGGCATTACTGCTAATAAAGAGACTATAGAAATTAAACTAAATGATTATAAGGAATACATCGAATGGACTAACAAACATTTTGATGTACAGAGTTATTTCAATTACGAAGATTCAATTAATAATATAGAAGAGTATATATTAAATTTAGATTTTATGCGTGATCATAAAGATAATACGTGGGAAGATATGTTCGGTACGTCATTTGATAACTGGAACAAAGTTCACAAGACAATTGCCGACTTACAGTTAATAAACGATACAGAAAATACAGTCGAAATAAAAATACCAAAAATAAATCATAATGATTGGGATAGACTAAAAGGCTCAGATTGGCCAAAAGAGTTACCTTTAAATTTAAACGATGTTGAATCATTAGACAAAGAAGAAATCAAACACGAAATCATGACTCAAGTCGATCACGATATAGTAAAAATCAGCAAAGATAAATTAAACTTTTTAGAAAAGAATATCAAACAGTATAGATCAATAATGGATATACAAAATGATCTAGTAAGTTCTGGATTTCTAGTCTCAAACATTCCAATTAAATTACAAACATTCAAAGAAAAGAAAAAATTAATTAAGAATTATGAACAATGTATCAAATGGTACAACGAATGGGTAACAAAGAATAACTTTGGAGAGATATATAACGAAGAAGAATTTAAAGAAATTTACAAGTTAGAAGAACAAAAGCACAATAACTTCGACAATCTCTTATTCCACAAAGAATAAAAAACCCTCCGAAGAGGGTTTTTAAATGCTGGTCGAGCCGTTTTATTTATAGACCTGCGTCTATATCGCCTGTATTTTTAAGTCTGATTGGAATATAAACAAACTCAACTGCTTTGACTGGTTCAATAGCAATATCAACATAAAGTTCACTTCTGTCAATTCTTGCAGGAGT